TTGCAGAAGACATTAGAACAACATTCAAAGAAAACTATATCGGCAGAAGTAACAGTATTGAAAACAAAGAACTGTTTATCGCCGCAGTGAATCAATATTTTGAAACACTGACAAAGGAAGGTGTGCTATATGACGGTTATGAACATTATGCAGAAATCGACATAGACGCACAAAGAGAGTATTTGGCAAGCAAAAGTGTTGACGTTGCAAATATGAGTGATGTTGCAATCAAACAAGCCAATACAGGCACATTTATGTTTATGGCGGCACATATTCAAATGCAAAACGCAGCGGAAGATTTGAAATTCGTTGTAAACATGTAATCGAGGAGGTAGACATATATGAGTAGAAAAATTTCAGCACCTAACATTATTTCCGGTACACACGGCAAGGTATGGTGGGACGATTCGGTCATTTATGAAATCTCAAGTTTTGAAGCAACACTGGATACTGACCGTGAAGATTTGAAATCCGTTGTAAACATGTAATCGAGGAGGTAGACATATATGAGTAGAAAAATTTCAGCACCTAACATTATTTCCGGTACACACGGCAAGGTATGGTGGGACGATTCGGTCATTTATGAAATTTCAAGTTTTGAAGCAACACTGGATACTGACCGTGAAGATGTCACATTTGCGGGTGATATGATCAAGGATAGCAAGTTGATGAGTGTATCGGGTACGTTCACAATGAAAGTGCGAAAGGTATTTTCACGAGGCAAGAGTTTTGCGGAAGCGTTTATGCAAGGAAAAGACCCACGTTCTACACTGATTAGTCAACTAAAAGACCCAGACGCATATGGTGGCGGATATGAAAAAATCCAACTGACTAATTGTTGGGTTGAGAGTGTACCACTAACCGGCGGTGAAAACGGTAAGGTAGTTGAAGAAGAATACAAAGGCGGTTTTACAGGATTGAAATTCCTTGCAAGCATTGAACCGATAGAACAGGATTAAACATTTTAGGAGGATATAAAAATGACAGGACAAGAAAAACATACAAGATTGACGTTGGACGAAATGATAAGACGTTCAGAGCAAGTAAAGGAAGCAAAGAACAAAAATAAAACAAAGGAATTGTACGTTGAAAGCCTTGACGGCACAATCACAATAACAAAACCAACAAGAAATCAAGTAAATGACGCAATGAATATGGATGCGTATTCAGGCGAATCGGATGCATATCTGGTGTATGAATGTGTGACAGAACCGCCACTGAAAAACAAACAACTGCAACAGGCATATGGCTGCCAAGAACCATTAGATATTCTTGACAAAATATTTGAACCGGGCGAGGTAGTGAATATTTCAAAGGCTGCATTAAGTTTTGCAGGTTATGTTGATGATAGCGTTAAGGCGGTTGAAGAACTAAAAAACTAATTGAACGCAACGGTGATTTTGAATTAATACATTACTACGTCCAACGTGGTTTTGATTGGGATAGAATTGCCGGGGCTACGGGAAATGAAAAGGCATTTTTACGAGCCAGTATGATAAAAGCATACGAAGAAGAAGCTGAAAAGATAAAAGCAATGACAGGAGGCGGTTGATGTGGCAAAAGGTAGAAACATAGGAGCAACACTGTCGTTGAAAGCCGGAAACTTCTTTGCAAATATGAAAAAAGCCCAAAATGAAAGCAATAATCTGCGTAGTACATTGAACAACACAAGCAAAAAAATTTCTGAATTGGGAGATAAAGCTAAAGTTGTTGGCAGTGCCGTTGGTAAATTGGGCAAAGGGTTAGCTATTGCCGGAACGGCAGCCGCTACCGCAGTAGGAACAATGGTAGCAAAATCAGTCAGTTCATTTGCTGATTATGAACAGCTGACAGGTGGTGTCGATACATTGTTCAAAGACAGTTCGGCGGCAGTACAGAAATATGCAAATGATGCATACAAAACCGCAGGTTTGTCAGCTAATAGCTATATGGAAACAGTTACAAATTTTTCGGCATCACTGATTTCCAGTTTAAATGGCGATACAGCAAAGGCGGCGGATTATGCAAATTCAGCGTTGGTGGATATGGCTGATAATGCAAATAAGATGGGCACGAATATGACAGACATTCAAAATGCCTATCAGGGTTTTGCAAAGCAAAATTACACCATGCTTGATAATTTAAAACTCGGTTACGGTGGCACACAAGCTGAAATGAAACGACTACTTGGCGATGCACAGAAACTTACTGGACAGAAGTATGATATTTCATCATTTGCCGATATTACACAGGCTATTCATGCAATCCAAACGCAAATGGACATAACGGGAACAACGGCAAAAGAGGCAAGCACGACAATAAGCGGATCGTGGGGGTCACTGAAAGCGGCGTTTGAAAATACTCTTGTCGGTTTGACAACAGGCGGAGAAATGTTTGATCAGAGTTTGGATGCACTGGTTGATTCAGCTAAGACGTTCGGGCAGAATGTTATACCGGCAATAACGGGTGCGTTAAGTGGCGTAGGTTCGTTAATTGAGAGTTTGGCTCCTGTAATTGTAGCAGAACTTCCGTCAATGGTATCCGATATACTTCCACACCTTGTTTCAGCCGCAAAGAGTTTGGTTACCGGTTTAATCAGCCAATTACCTGCATTGGGAAAGGCTGTTTTAGATGCAATACCATCAATTTTTGACGGTATGACAGATGTAATCGGTGAAAGTTCTGTAGGAAAGCTAAAAGGGTCATTTGAGGGACTGAAAAATACCATAACTGATACATTTTCAAACATTGGACCAATGCTTAAAGATTTCTGTGAGGGAGGTATATCAACATTCTGTGACGCATTATCTACGGCTATGGATTTAGCCAGTGGAGCTATATCGGTAATTGAGGCATTATCTCCGGTAATAGGAGCAGTTGCAGGGGCGATAATCACATACAAAGGTGCAGTTTTGTTGTGGAATGCAGCTGAAACGGCTAAAAATGTTGTTATGGGTATTTCAACAGCCGCACAATGGGCGTTAAATGTAGCTATGACAGCAAATCCGATTGGTATTGTCATTGTGGCTATCGGTGCATTGGTAGGGGCGTTTATTGTATTGTGGAATAAGTCCGAAGGATTCCGAAATTTTTGGATCAACCTATGGGAAAAAGTTAAAGCGATTGTTACAAGTGCATGGGAAGGAATAAAAGCCGGATTTGAAAAGATAAAAAACGGAATATCAGCAGTCAAAGAAAAAGTGTCTACAATGTGGAACGGAGTCAAAGAAAAAACGTCAGAATTATGGGGCGGTGTAAAAAATGCTGTATCGGAAAAACTGAACAACATAAAAAGTGCATATGACGCACACGGTGGAGGACTGAAAGGTGCTACATTTGCGGCAATAGAGGGTGTCAAGGAATACTACAGGACAGGCTATGACGCAATTAATCAATTAACCGGCGGTAAGCTCGGCGAGGTTGTCAATGCAGTCGGTGCGAAGATGGAAGCCGTAAAAAGTAAATTCGGTGAAGCATTTGGCAATGTGAAAAACACCGTAATGACTATTTTTGAAAACATAAAAAACGGCATTGTTGAAAAGATTACGGCGGCAGTTGACACAGTTAAAAATGTGTTCACTAAAATTTCTGATACTGTATCATCTGTATGGGACAAAATAAAAAGCCTGCTGAAAGCACCAAAGATTGTGCAGACAGGAACTGTTACGGTGATGGGGGTTGACACACCTATTCCAAAATTCGGATTGGATTGGAACGCCAAGGGCGGTATTATGACACGTCCAACTGCATTTGGATTTGCAAACGGCAAGATTCAGATGGGCGGTGAAGCCGGGGCTGAGGCGATACTTCCACTTTCGGCATTTTGGCGGAATTTGCAAGCATACACCGAAAACAGCCAAAAGAAAAGTCAGGGAAACAATGATATTAATATAAACGTCACCATTAATGCAGGAAATGCGAATGAAGAAGAAATGGCGGCACGATTTATAAATATAGTTGTACCTGAAATAAAACGACAGTATGCAATTTTATAAAGGAGTGAGGGAAATTGTTAGATTTTTACCTAAGCGTAAATAACAGCGAGGAGGTAGTGCATATTCCTGTCACTCCTTCCTCTTTTTCTGTGACAAATTCACAGTCGACAGAAACATTTGAATCAGCCGGATATGGCTGGATTAAAATTATAGGAAATACCGAATTGCGAGGTATTTCGTGGGACGGAATATTCCCTGTCCATGACTATCCGTTCAGACGTGATGCATCAATGGACGGTCAAGAATACTACGAAAAATTAAAATCGTGGCAAAAACGAAAATTGCCTGTTCGTTTAGTGATTACATCAACCGGTTTTGCAAACATCAGCATAAATATGGCTGTAGCCATAGAAAAATTAGATTTTGATGTTGGCACAACAGGTGATTTGGATTATTCTATTGAATTGGGCGAAGTAGAGCTGTTAAATGATACGGAGGATACAAATATGGCACAGTTAGATGATTTGGCGGCAAGAATGGACGCAGTCGAAAAACGGTTGGATTCATTGGAAAACGAAAAAATCTATAATTATATGGACGATAATATGCCCTCGTGGGCAAAACCGACAATCCAAAAACTAATGGATAGGGGTTATCTGAACGGCACAGGTGATAACGAGCTGGGATTGACTATGGACATTATCAGAATGTGCGTGATGATAGATAATGCAAACGGTTTTGAGGGTTATACCGTTGACAGTTTTCCTGATTGGGCTGCACCAACGATTGAAAAAATCAATAAAAAGGGTTATTTGTCCGGTATTGATGATGACGATTTGGGACTGACAAAGAATATGATTCGCATATTAGTTATTTTAGACAAAGCCGGAGTATTTGGTGATTAAATATGGCAAGTGGACAGGATTTAGTTAAAATTGCACAGGCTGAAAGCGGCACAAAAGAAAACGGAACGAACAACGTCAAATATAATACATGGTTTTACGGACACGAAGTAGACGGAAGTAATTATCCGTGGTGTGCGGTATTTGTTTCGTGGTGTGCGAATAAAGCAGGCATTACAACAGACATAATGCCAAAAACGGCAAGTGCCGGTTATTTTGCACATTATGCGAATCAGGGACATGGTGAGGTTTTCACCAATAAAAATCCCGAAGCAGGTGATTTGTTTTTAATAAATTACAATGGTTCGGATTGGGCAAATCATGTAGGTATAGTTGCATCGTGTGACGGTTCTAATATCACAACGATTGAAGGCAATTCATCCGATATGGTTCGATCCAGAACGTTATCAATGTCCGGATTGACGTTTGTTCATTTTAATTTGGATAGCAGTAGCGGAATGACTGCTGCTTGGACGGCACGAGAAGTACCGAATATCGGCAGGGATTTAGCCACAAAAGCATATATGGCATATCAGTTATACACTGATAAATCATCAGGCGGATATAGCTATTTATGGGGCAGTAATTCGACAACTGCAAATGGTGGACTACGAAAATACAAAGAATTCTATTGTGTAGCAATGGGTTCATACTACGGTCCGGACGGAACATTTATCAAAGTGGAATTTGATGACGGCAAGACGATTTATTGCGTAAAGGCTGACGAAAAAAAAGACAGTGAAACAGACAGCAAACATATGTATCACGACTATCCGTTTGACCGTAATGTATTGGAATTCATTATTGACAGAACAGTTGTGCGAAATAATGATGAATTTACATCAGCATTAAATGCTGCCGGTATAAACCGTTCAGCACGAATCAAGGCAATATGGACTTCGGACAGCGAACCAACCTACGGCGGTGCAGGAAGCACAACGGCAGAAAATGAAAAAGAATATCATTTTATTGATACAAATGAGAAAATTTCCATACATCCGACAATATTCAAACAAACACCAATGCAGTGTGACCGCCATAATGGCGGTTTAACGGTGTTATGCAACGATATTGATATATCGTCATATGTGGGGGATATATCGTGGCAAAATACCAAAGATACGCTTGCAACGCTATTCAATTTCAGTGTTCCAAAGGCAGGTGATATGAAGTACATCAATATGTACAAACCGCAAGAGGGCGATATTATTCGTTACAGTGGTGGTACACAAGAAGATTTTAGGGGTGTAATTATCGAAGTTGATGACGGCGATAATTACGTTAATAAATATGTTGCCGGTGATGTGGGACAGTATCTGAACAAAACCAGTGATACATATCAATTTACTGCAATGCGTGCTGATGATTGCATTAAAAAAATATGCGGTGATTTATGTATTCCTATTGTGATGATACCGGAATTACCGTTATTGATTACGCAAATTTATGTGGACAAGGCGGTATCAGATGTTATTGCTGACATACTGACACTATGTGGCGGTGTACATAATTTTGATTTTGTTCCTGACGGCATCAGAATTTATAATTGTGCGGATATGGTTGTAAATCCACAATTCAGAATATCGTCAAACACCGAATTGAAAGATTCGATAAAGTATATCGGAAACGTTGAGCATAAAACCAGCATCGAGGACAGAAAAACAAGCGTAAAGGTTATTTCAGATACAGATGTTTTAACAACGCTGAAAGATGAAAACAGCATTGCACAATTCGGTTTTTTGCAAGAAGTTATCAAAGTCGGTGAAAATGAAGACGCAAAGGAAGTGGCAAAAAACAAGTTGTCGGAGCTGAACAATACAAGCGAAACATATTCCGGTGAAATTATTGAAGAACTGAACAGCTATACCAGAGCCGGAAGTGTTATCGCTATCGGTGATGAAAAGTATTTGATAAATAGCAGTCAGCACAGTATAAAACAAGGTGTGCATTACAATAAATTAGATTTGGAGCGATTATGATATGAATAACGGATATACAGAATTAGCAAAAATGCTGAAGAATTTAAGCAAGGGTGAAACCTATGGTCCTGTATTCGGCAGAATAACGCAATTACCGGATTTAATCATAACACGCAGTAACAATATACAACTGACAAAAAATCACGTTGTAAGCATTGTAAATCTGTATGAACGTGATGCCGAAGGAAGATATATTCACAACGGCAAGAAAGTTGTCCTGTTACCGTATAACAACGATAACAGTTATATTGTGTTGGGGGTGATACAAGATGGCTGATTATGTTACGACAGAACCGGCATTTGATTTTGAACGTGGTGATTTTGTTATTATAAACGGTCGTCCGAAAATGGTTGTCGGTATGGATCGCCTACGAAGTTGGATAGGAAAAGTACTACGAACGCAAAAAGGACGATACAAGATATATAACGGAACATCATACGGAACGAGAATTAAAGACACATTTGTAGGTAAAACATTCACGCATGACTATATGTTATCAGAAATTCAGCGAGAAATTACTGATAATTTAGAGAAAAACAAGGATATTGTCAGTGTGGACGGTTTTTCGGCAACAGTAGACGGAACGCATTTAACAGTTGAATTTACTGTTACAACAGTGTACGGAACAACGGACTTAAAGGAGGCACTATAATGGCAGAAACAATAACATCTATAACGGAACGTCTTCTGGCAGAAGTGCCGGAACAATACGATACAACCGAAGGTACATACACATATGACATTGAAAAATCTGTTGCAGTCGAATTTGACAACGCATACGACCAATTAGAAACGGTACGAAAACAATCGCACGTTTCGACTGCAAGTGGCACATATTTAGAAAAATGCGTTGCACATTTTGGTTTGTATCGAAAATCGGCAACGTATGCAACAGGGAACATAACGGTCACAGGAACATCTGGTGCAGTGTTGCCTGTCGGTAGCAAAGTGGCAGCCGGAAATGTCATGTTTACGGTGAATGATACGGTGACAATAGGTGATGATGGAACTGCATCAGCACCGGTCATATGTGATACAGCCGGAACACAGGGGAATGTTTTAGCCGGCTATATTAATCGTTTTCCGGTTACAATCAGTGGATTGCTACGGGTTACGAACGAACACGCAACCACAGGTGGCAGCAATGACGAAACAGATACACAACTGCGTGAACGATATAATGAATATATATCCCGACCCGTCACAAGTGGTAACAAATATCAATATATATCGTGGGCAAAATCCGTTCCGGGAGTAGGTGACGCTAAGTGTATCCCGTTATGGAACGGACCGGGAACGGTCAAAGTTATCATTGTTGATACAGAAAATCAAATAGCTCCTGCGGAACTGGTGAAAAAAGTCAAAGAATACATTGACGATTTAAAACCGGTCGGAGCGGATTTGACAGTCGGTACAGCGGAAGAAATTGCAATCAATGTTTCGTGCAAAATCGAAATGACGGGAAATGTCACAGAGAATATCAAAAAAAATATATCTGAATATTTGACGGAAATTTCGTTTTCAAAGGGTTATGTATCCTATGCTAAAATAGGACAGGCTATTTTGAATACTGATGGTGTAATCGATTATACGAATTTGACAGTTAATCAATCTACAAATAATGTCCCGATAACTGAAACACAGATTGCAGTGTTGGGGGTGTTGAAAATTGACTAACATTGAAAATCTGTTGCCGAAAT